GGCACAGGACATTTAATTACTGGTCCTACACAGTTTTTTGTTGGAAATAATTTTAACTTTTTTGGTCCAAATGGAAGTAAAGCAATTTTGACAGTTGATCGATTGATTGTGGGCGGCAAAGAAGTTATACCTGGTCAAAATGGTGGTGGCGGTTCTGGAGCTGGTACAGGTGGTTATCCATCCGAAGTTACAAGCGATGCAGATAAATTTGCTTGGGACTTATGGAGTTACCTACTAGCTAACGGATACAGCAAAGCAGCTGCTGCAGGTATCCTCGGAAATGTACAAGGAGAAGTTGGTCCAAGTATGAACCCAGATACCGAGCAAATAGGCGGTCCAGCTTACGGATGGGTTCAATGGGACGGTTCAGCATATCCATTGGTAGGCGCACCAACTTGGAATGGCCGAGAATATGTACAACGCTTAATCGCAGCTGCAGGTATCAAACAAGACTATAGGACGTCATTAGCCCAAGCTCAATTAATTAATTGGTGTATGTTCAATGGGCAATGGTTAGGACAAGTAAGTCCATTAACAGTTGATGAATTTAAAGTTGTTAGCTCGCCTAAAACCGCTGCTTATGCGTTTGAATTAAACTTTGAACGTCCAGCTGCAGCACATCAAGAAAGACAAACCTATGCACAAGCATGGTATGACAAATTCAAAGATTTGAAAGCTTCTACTGCAACAGGAAAAGCTGGGATAGAACATTTGGAGACCTTAATGGGCAAATGGCTTGGTAATGGGCAATGTTATGCCGTTCCAGCCGAATATTCTGGTTTTATGGGCGGCTGTGGTTTAGGTGCAGGAACAATTTATGGCTTTTCACATGTAATTGGTGATACATCATCTGCTGCAGATATTGGTGAAGCATATGATTGGAATGCGGTAGGTTGGCGAGTAATCCAAAATCCAACGTATCAAGATTTAGTAGTAGGAGCAATCGTCAATATTAGACGAGGTGGCCAATGGGGAACAGGTTGGACAGTAGACCCAACATATGGCCATACGGGCGTGATTTACGGATTAAATAACGGACGTATCCAAACCATAGAACAGAACGCCGAGCAAGGGCAAATTGTCGCAAAATATGACCGATTATATTTTGCTAATTCGATTCAATCGATTGTTATTCCACCAAAATAACGAAAGGAGGATTTTTCAATGGTTAAATGGCAAGCAACGCTAAGTACAACTGAACCTTACAATTACATTGGGATTCAGAATGTACGACAAGGAAATCGAAACACAGAAGTCTTAGAAGCCATACTAGTTGAAAATGCTTTGCCACTTGATTTAACAGGTTGCGAAGTTTTTTTTGAATCGGTTATTGATAATAAATATCCGATTCAACGTTCAGCAAAAATTGTGAATGCCAAAAAAGGGATTATTCAGTATACCTTTGATGAATATTCTATGCAGTCGTTACACAGACATGAAGCATATTTCAGTATTCATAAAGGTGATAACCTGATTGGCGCAACGCAGAACTTTTCTTACTTTGTAGTGAATGCTGCTTCGAAAACAGAAGGTGAAATGGGTTCTTATTGGCAGTCCATTGAAGATTTAATCGCAGACATGACCGCTTTTATCAACGAAAATAAAGGCGATTTTACTGATTGGATGAATGCTAGAAAAGAAGAGTTTGAAGCGTGGCGAGATGCGCAAAAAACAGATTTCACTTCATGGTTCGAATCAATCAAAGATATTTTAAAAACTGTTGATCCAGGCGGAACAATGCTAGCTGAATTAATGGATGCACGTGTAGACATACAAGGAGTGCGCCATAATTCAATTTCTGAACGTTTATTGGCTGATATGGATTATTTGTATCAGAAATTAGAAAAACGTTTGTCTACGTTAGAATATGGCGAAATAAGTGACTTGATTATTTTACAAGATGATGCTTTTTCGCTGAATCATGAAACAGAAATTGTTGGAACAGTTGATTATCCTGTGACTGATGGGGCGTTGGTCATCGCAACAATTGATGATACGAAACAGAATACTTATATGTTTGAAAAAGTGGGTGAAATAAGTGGTTAAAGTAAAACGAATGATGGAAACCGATGAAAATGGCGTGGAACGTCAGTTTTATCCTATTACACATGCATCCGCTGTTCGAGGATTAGAAAAAATTATTGCGGGTCAATCAAAAGTATTATCTGTTAATGGATACACTGGGGCAGTAATTATCACTAAAGCAGATTTAGGCTTAGAAAATGCACTGACAGAACTTCCTTATGCGACAGAAGAAACAGACGGTATTATCACTGCTGAAATGTTTCAACGATTGTCAAATGGCGAGGGAGGCGTTTATATTCTTCCAATCGCTACCACAGACGAACTGGGCGGAATAAAGGTTGGCCAACTGTTAGAAATTGCAGAAGACGGAACGTTGTCTGCGGTAAAACAAACAGATCAAAATTTCACCACTGAACTAAAATCAAAACTGGAAGAGTTGAAAAATTATACTGCTGGAGCGAATATCTCTATTTCAGAAGATGGTGTTATTTCAGCAACTGGTGGTGGCGATGGCGGCGGAGTGAATCAACAATATGTTGACCAAAAAGTCCAAGAAGTCATTGACAGAATACCTGATATTACGTTTGAGAAAGTAGGCGAAGTACAATGACAGACATTGTTAAAGTAAAACAAGGAGGAACACCGGTATTTCCTCAAACACATTGGAATGCCGTGGAAGGGAAACCAGAAGTATTAAAAGGTGAAAAGGGAGACCCAGGTCCACAAGGTCCAAAAGGAGATAAAGGAGACGTTGGTCCGCAAGGTCCAGCAGGACAAAATGCAACAACGACAGACGTTGCAACCTCAATAAAAAATGGCTTGATGTCTAAAGAAGATAAAACAAAACTAGATGGATTGCCAGCAATTACGTTTGAAAAGGTAGGGGAAGTGTAATGACAACAGATATTGTTCAATTAAAAGAAAAAGGAAAACCAATTTATCTTAAAACACATACTGCCGCAATTGATGGGCTTGAATCGTATCCAACTAAAGTAGATACGGATAAAATGTATCAAAAAATTACCAAAAAAGAGCCATTATGGACGGGCGGATGGTATGGCGCAGCAGCAGGAAACGGACAAGTACCTTCTAAGCCGCTTTCGCAGTGTCAAAATGGTTGGATTTTACAATGGCAAGAATACACAAAAGAAGGAACTTTGAACGGCGCATGTTATCACTTTTTCGTTATTCCTAAGCAGCATGCGCAGAATTCAGGTTCTGGAGGAGTTATTTTTCTTTTACATGGATACAACGCTAATAGTTTAGTGCGGAAATATTTATATGTTAAGGATACTAAAATTACTGGTAATGACATAAATGCATCATCTAGTGATACAGCAGGGTCTGGTAGTAAAATGTTTGCGTTAAGTGCGATTTATGAATACTAGGAGGAAAGAGAACATGAAAATTTGGATTGATGATATTCAAGGTTATTTAGACGGATATTCCACAATGGAACAACCGAATAAAATTGAACTTGAAGTAGAAAAAGAGCCAACAGATTTTTTTAATTATCGTTGGAATGGTACAAGTTTAATATACGATCCTGACAATGTGCCAGAACCAGAGCCAACACCGCCTACGGAATTGGAACTTTTACAAAAGCAAAATGCGGAATTAATGAAGCAAGTTTCTCAGCAGAATCAAGTTATTCAACAAACACAAAGAATGACTGGCGAATTGATGAAACAAGTCGCTGAACTTACGAAAGGAGCGGAATAAGATGAAAACGAATGCTTTTCCAGGTTTCGATAATATTAAACAGTTGTATGATTGGAATTGTTATACAAAACAAGATTTAGTTGATTACGTGAATATGAATTGCTTAACAAAAGAAGAATATACAAAAATTTGTGGGGAACCGTTTAGCGAAAGCTAAGCGGTTCTTATTATTGGAGGAATTGTTTTGTCAAATGAAATTGTTGTCGCTGTTATAGGATTAGTAGGCAGCACAATTGGTGCGTTTATTGGAGTTGTAGCTAGTGCCAATTTGACAGCTTACAGAATTGAACAGCTAGAAAAGAAAGTAGAAAAACATAATGGGGTAATTGAAAGAACCTTTAAATTAGAAGGTCGAATGCAAGAAGCGGAACATGACATAATAGAATTGAAAGGAGCAAAAAAATGATTCTACCAGATAAGTACTACAAGATTATCAAATGGGGCGTGCTAACAGTGCTGCCTGCAAGTTCTGTTTTGGTAGCCACGCTAGGTAAAGCTTATGGATGGCAGCAAACAGATATGGCTGTTTTAACTATTAATACCATAGCAACTTTTTTAGGAGTGGTAACAGGAGTATCAGCATATAATTTAAAAGACAAGGAGAAATAAAAATGAAAAAGAAAATTTTAGTAGGAGCGCTTGTCGCTCTATTTTTTATGCCTTTAAATGTATTTGCTGCAAAAGGTGACCAAGGTGTGGACTGGGCGATTTATCAAGGCGAACAGGGGCGTTTTGGCTATGCACATGATAAATTCGCTATTGCCCAGATTGGTGGCTACAATGCCAGCGGTATTTATGAACAATACACATATAAAACGCAAGTAGCAAGTGCTATTGCTCAAGGGAAACGAGCGCACACTTATATCTGGTACGATACGTTCGGTAGCATGGATATTGCCAAAACGACAATGGATTATTTCTTGCCACGTATTCAAACGCCTAAAAATTCCATCGTTGCATTAGATTTTGAACATGGAGCGTTGGCTAGTGTTCCAGATGGATATGGAGGATATGTAAGTTCAGATGCCGAAAAAGCAGCAAATACAGAGACAATTTTGTACGGTATGCGCAGAATCAAACAGGCTGGCTATACTCCAATGTATTACAGCTATAAGCCATTTACACTAAATCATGTAAACTATCAACAAATCATCAAAGAGTTTCCTAACTCTTTATGGATTGCTGCGTATCCTATCGATGGTGTGTCACCATATCCATTGTATGCTTATTTCCCAAGCATGGATGGTATTGGTATTTGGCAATTCACATCCGCTTATATTGCAGGTGGTTTAGATGGTAACGTAGATTTAACAGGAATTACGGATAGTGGTTATACAGATACCAATAAACCAGAAACGGATACGCCAGCAACAGATGCAGGCGAAGAAATTGAAAAAATACCTAATTCTGATGTTAAAGTTGGAGATACCGTCAAAGTAAAATTTAATGTAGATGCTTGGGCAACAGGCGAAGCTATTCCGCAATGGGTAAAAGGAAACAGCTATAAAGTACAAGAAGTAACTGGAAGCAGAGTATTGCTAGAAGGCATTTTGTCGTGGATCAGCAAAGGCGATATTGAATTATTGCCAGATGCGGCAACTGTTCCTGATAAACAACCAGAAGCGACTCATGTGGTACAATACGGCGAAACATTATCAAGTATTGCTTATCAATACGGAACAGACTATCAAACGTTAACGGCATTAAATGGATTGACAAATCCAAATCTTATTTATCCTGGTCAAGTTTTGAAAGTCAATGGATCGGCAACAGGTAATGTTTACACAGTCCAGTTTGGTGATAATTTATCTAGTATTGCAGCAAAACTTGGCACTACTTATCAAGCTTTAGCTGCATTAAACGGATTAGCAAATCCTAACTTAATTTATCCTGGTCAAACATTGAATTATTAAGAAATAAGCAAATCCCTACTTCTCGCTGTGAGAGGTAGGGATTTTTTTGTTTATTTCCAATATTAGTCTGTCAATTCTTTTGAATTACTTTTGATTTTTCTATTTAATTTAGTATAAAGCTTGTAGAAACAACTTTTTCTAAAGTAAGATACTTTTGAGATACTTTTGTTTTTCTAGCTTGGTTGTACTGTATAAAACAAAAATATTTTTTACCACAAAATTTACCACAGATTTGCGGTATTATTTACATATCTTAGATTATTAAAAATGACAAAATAGCTATTTAATGCGTATTGTATGATTTTTTTGTTCCTTAAATTGTTATGGAATTTCTTCAAGAGAGAGGGAATGTGCTAGCGCTCGTTCTTGAAAATCAGCACTTTCATAAACTGCCATAATGGATGAATCTACATATTTCATACTCCGGGGATCCAAAGGGACATAGCCTCCTTGGGGACTAACATAGTCAACTGAAAATCCTGCTTTGGTTACTTCTTCCACGAACTCCGTGGCTTCACCTAGCCAGAGGCCCGTTGGTTCTTCGGTGCCGTGATAACGGGAGACGTTTGTGAGGACCACGAGAATTTTTTTCATGCTTGCTTCCTCCCTGGCATAATCGACGTAATGTGGGTCAATAGTTGTTGGAGTTGCTCAATTTTGGTGGTATCGTGAGAAAGTGAGTAATAATTTTTAGTTCCTTCACTGCGACAATCAATTAATTTGGCTTGTTTCAAAATTTTTAAGTGGTGAGAAACAGCGGGGCGTGAGAGCTGTGTCGCCTCTGTTAACTCAGTGACACGACGGCCAACACAGGCTTGGTCTTCTAACAGTGCAATAATAATTGCTTGGCGTTTTTCATCACCCAATGCGATTAAAAAATCACTAAGCGCAGTAAATTCTGTTTGAATTTCTTCTAATTCTTTCAT